TAATTTAATTGAGGATTCCATAATTTCTACTATTTGTTTTGCATGTTCATTTGATTCTACTGATATATCTAATTCATCATGAATTTGTATATGAGGTATAATTTTTGCTTCACCTAAGGCTATTATTGATAATTTAGTCATATCAGCTGCTGATCCTTGTATTAATCTATTTAATGCTTTGTAAGTTCCTGCTCTTTTAATTCCAGGTCCATATTCTTTAATTGCTTCTGCATGAGGTTTAGGTAAACCTTCTCCCCATGTAGTAGGTTCCCAAAGATCAAAATGACAAAGTCTTCCACCTAATGTTCTGATTCTACCTGATTCATCGGCTCTTCGCGATACTGCTTGCATTAATTGTTTAATAAACGGAGCTTTAGAATGATATTGATTAATTAATTTTTCAGCTGATTCTTTCATTAAACCTAATTCAGCCATTAATTTATTTTTACCCATTCCATACATTAATCCAAGATTAATTGTTTTAGCTTGAGATCTTTCAATACCTGCCATTTTAGCAACTGCTGCATGGAAATCTGCTTCTCCAGATTCATAAGCTTGTGCAATTTCATTTATACCATCTAATCTTTGTAACTTAGCATAATGAATTAATATTCTTGGTTCTTGTTGTGAATAGTCAAATACTCCCCATTTATGATTTTCTTCAGGAATAAATAAAGATCTAATCAAGGGTCCAAGTTCTTTATGTCTTACCGGTATCTGTTGTAAATTAGGATTAGACATTGAAAATCTTCCAGTAACTGTTCCACCATCATCTGATCTAATTTGATTTATATCTGCATGTATTCTTCCTTTATGAGAATGTTTTACAATCGTATCTATAAAAGTTGTGTGTGCTTTATTTATTTCTCTTGCATAAGAAATACCCTGAGCAATTTCATTTGGATGATTTGATAAAAAGTTTTTTGTAAAACTTGGAGCTCCTGTTTTTTCAGTTCTATCATAAGGTAATTTTAAAGCATCAAACACTTTTGCAATAGAAGCTGCAGCCCATAATTCCACAGAAACACCAGTTAAGTCTTTGATTTTATTGATTATTTTATTTTCTTTTTCTATTAATTGTTTTTTAATTATATCTGCTTTTTCAACATCAACTCTTACTCCCTTAAATCTCATATCAACAAGACATGGAAATAATTTTGTTTCCGTATCAAATATTGTCCAAAGATTTTGATCAGATAATTCTATTTTCATTCTATGCCAAAGTTTTAAAGTTGATTCGGCATCTCTTTCAGCATATTGGCCAACAAACATAGAAGGAAGTTTCCACATATCTTTTTTAGCATCAATTCCATACTCTCTTGCAGCTGCTTGTAATACTGATTCATCTTTACCTATTCCTGCATATTCTTTTGCAAGATCATTCAGTCTAAAACTCCATCTATTTTCATTTACTAATGATGCAGCGATCATAGTATCTACAACTTTAGCAGGAGGAGTTATTCCAGAAGATTTTAACCAACAGATATCATACATTGCATTATGAAATACAAATGTAGAGTCTTGTTTAAATAAATCTTGTAACCAATTTAAAACTAATTTCTTATCCATATTACCACCACCCTCATGCGCTATTGGATAATAAGCAGACCAACCTTCAACAGCTACTGCGATACCTACAATCTTACCACGACCAACCACGTTCCCCGATCCAAGCACAGTTAAATCCGGATCGCAAGTCTCTAAGTCAATTGCAATTTCTTTATGACCGCGAAGATCTTTTAGTTCTTCTGGTACCACCCATTCTGTTTGTGGTGTAAATAATATTTGTTGGAATGTTCGTGTCATTAAATCATTGATAAAATGTACAATGCAAGTGATATTCCGTATAACGCTATTGCTATTTCCATCTTCTCTCTCCTTTTTTATTTATCTTTATAATCTCTTTCTAAAATCATTTCTAAATAATGAATTGCTTTTAGAACATCTTCTTTTTTACCTTTTAATTTATGTCTACATATATACTTAATTGCATTACCTTCTGCAAATGGTAAATTGTTTTCATTGATAAATTTAGATGGTTGTATTTTCATTACTCTATAATGAGAGCCACCAATTTGTTTAAAAAATGTTTTATTTGTCATATAGTATATGCTTTATTAAAATCCCTTGGATCTACAATATGTAATTCTTTTTTAGCTCTTGTGAAAGCTGTATAGAATAATCTATGTAAATCATCCGGATCATTATCTCCTTGTTTAATTGCAGCTGCTGTAAGATCTAACAGAACTAAAACTTTTTCACGTTCACCCCCTTTAGCGCCGTGAATAGTTGACATGAGTATTCTTGGAATTTTATTTATCTTCTCACCATTAGCTCTCATATTACGAATATAGTTTTCTGTAATCGTATCAACACCTTCAAATGATTCATACCATACTTTATCAGTAAGTAAACCATGATCTTGTTTACAATCATTAATTGTATACTTTTCTTCAGCTTTTAATGTTTTGGCATCTCTATAACCAGGAGTTACATTAGCTCCTAAATATTTATATATATTTTTAATTTGTAAATAATTTAAAGGAATATTATTTCTAAAGTCTTCCCAATTACTTAAAGCTAATAATAATTCTAAAGGTATAGAATTAATTCCTTTATATTGATAATACCAACCTTGTAACTCGCATAATTCTTTAACATCATTTAAAAAATGATTTGCGGAAGCTAATACAAGCCATTCTCCCTGTGACATATCAACTTGTGTAATGTCAGTATAATATCTTAATAAACCTGTTTCTTGGCGTGGATTATAGGTTTTTTCATATCTATTTGTAACTTTAGATATAATTCTTTGTGATAATTCGTGTATAGGACCACCAGGAATACGATAAGATTGTTTAAGGGTCTGGACCTCATCCACCTCATCTTTTAATGCTATAAAATGATCTATATCGGCTCCTGCCCATTTAAATATAGCCTGATCATCATCTCCTGCAATATAAGTCTTTTCTGCTTTTTTCCATATAGATCTAACCATTTCCCATTGTAAGTGAGAAAGATCCTGTGCTTCATCTATAAATAATACTTTAAATTTTGGTGTTAAATCTTGATTTATAAAATCTTCTAATAAATCAGTAAAATCTTTTAATCCTTTTTCAGCTTTATATTTTTTTAATTCTTGATCTAATAAAAATAATATATCTCTCTCTATATCTAATAGATTATTTCTAGAATCATAATATTGTAAAAGATCTATTCTTTTAACTCTAGCTGTATTAATAATAGTTAAATATTCATTATCTGAATTAAATATTCCATCATCTTCTGAATAAGTTGCAGTTTTAATAGGTATATTACATCTTAAACCAAATTCCCTATAATCTTCTTTACTCATCATTTTGTCTTTAGTTACACCTAACATTCTAAATGCAAGTGAATGTAATGTTCTAAAATAGATTAAATCATGATCTATACTTAATCCAAATTTCAATGAAGCTCTTGTAGCAGCTTCTATGGCAGCTTTTTTTGTAAAAGAAAAATAACCAATTTCTTTTGGTCTAATTCCTTGTTTTATAAATTCGTCTACCAAGTTTAACAGGGTCGTTGTTTTTCCTGTCCCAGGTGGACCTAGAATTATAGTTTTCATATTTTCTCCTCATTACATTTAAATCAAACTCTAGTTCTTTTATTCTTTCTACAGCTTGAGTATATTTTAAATACCAATTAATTCCTATTTTCATTAAAAATGTTGATCCTGATATTTAACTTGTGAAACAGATGCATCAATTTTTTTCATAGTATTAATTTTAATAAGTCTAGGTTCTTGGCCTTTAATCTTAAATCTAACCTCTGATATAAATATTTTATCTAATTGTTTTATTAAATTACCTGTTTTAGCTCTATCCATTTCCCAATGATTCTTTTTACAAAAATTAAAAAAATCATCCATTCTAAAATATGTAAATTCTCTTTTTTCATCTGTGTATGGAAGTTTATTAAATATATCATCCATCGTTCTTGCATTCTGTCTATTCGTAGTCCAATCTTGCAATAAAGCTAATAATTGATTTTTAGGATCTAAAGATTCTAATGGCTCTACTGTTTGTAGATTATCCATTAGCGGTTTTAAATAAAACTCTCTCCAATCTTTTTCTTTTAATTTTGGAACTAATAAATCTGCTTTTTCTAACATAGCTAAAGAAAATAAAGCAGGACTAGCTAATTGTTCTGCTTTTAATTCAACTCTTTTCTGTTTTACTTCTGCTGTTTCTTCTCCAACATCAAGAAAGTATTGAGGTGGATTAGAATTATATTTTGTTAAATTTCCTAATGGTGGCATTATTTCTTCATCTCCTCCTCCTATACCAAATTTTTTAGTTCTACATAAACTAGAATTACAAACATCTACTATTGGTGGAAGTTTACATCTGTATTTATCATAACCTTTCTTACCAATTGATTTTAACAGCTGTTGTACTTCACTATTACTTAATGGTGGAACCATGTATTTTATATTAGCTGCGACAACTTTATCTTGCCAAGTATCTGGATCGGATTGCTTAAAAAATATGGCAATATTAAATAAAGCGTTGTTCCTAGATCCTTCGCCAAAGCCGTCGCGAGCCAATCTATTTAAACATGGAGGTCCATCTTTAAATGCTTCTTCTATCTTCGCTTCTTTGATTTCAATTTTTTCAACTTCTTCTTTGGTTTGCGCGTAGATATCATAGAGTTTATAAAATTCCTCAAGTGACATAGCGGCGCCATTATCGTCGAACGCATATCTTAGTCCTTTCGTTTGGTTATGGTAGGGAAGATTTAAAAAATTACCTGTGTCCCCACGTTCTACAAGTATCTCCGTTTGTTTTGGAAATATTTCAACACCTTGATATCCTAAACTATCTGAAATTCTTTTTAATGTAGTCTGCATTAGTGATGCAGGTATAAATTCTTTTGTAAATAAAAATATATGAGCTCCTCCAGATTTAGATCTGAATACAATTAATGGAAGTTTTAAATTTCTAATTTTTGATATTAAATCTTTGTGATTGAGATTATACTGATCAATATCAATGCAACCCCACTTACAATTATTATCTTCATTAATGGGTATGATACCAAGAGCAGGATCCACACCATTGATATGATCTTCCCAAAGATTATCAGTAACAGGTTTTCTAACAATAAATGCTTTACCTTTTTGTTTTCCATTTTCGCCACGTTCTCCTTTTTGATACTGACCATATGCTGTTTGTAAGCCAGTAAATATTTCTTTAAATTTTTCTTTCATACAACAATTTTAGTTGGAGCCCCAATAAAGGGGCTCCTATTAGTTTAACTTAGAACGGTACGTTCTCTGTTACTCTTTCTTCTACATCAGCTCTTGTTTGCACCGACCCTTTTCTAACATCACCGGAAAAACCTTTTGCACTTAAATACAAAGATTTATCTTTGGTTTCTAAAATTCGGTCTTGTGTTACTACCCAACCATACCAACTACCTTTATCATTTTTTTGTAAAGTAGATGCTAAGTTGTATACAACACCATGCATTGGAGGAACTGCAAATCCACCTTTACCGTCAGGAATCTGAACAGTTTTCATCATTGCGTTCCACTTCTTGCTTACATTCAACTGAGTTGATTTCATGGTGATTAAAGCTGGAGTAAATCCACCTGCTTTAGTTTCTACCATTACATAGTAAGAAGCAGTCTCTTCAATATAGTTACCATTAGGTAATCTAACTTTAGATCCTTCTCTCTTACCTGTAGCTATCACTGGACTGTTAGGTAAGTGAATTGCAACCGGAGCTGCAGATCCTTCTCCTCTATCAGACCATTCTGGATAGTCTTTCTTATAGTAACAAGGAATTACTTTAATTCCTTTTTTACCATCATACAGTTCATTCGTAACTGTATTATAGATCATACCAGGTTTAGCACCTGATACGTATTTAGCATCACCTTCAGTTACCTGTGGTGATAGCTGTCCCAATATTCTGATGAAAGGTAACGCAAGATCTTGTTGCGTCATGTTTTCAAAACCTTTGTCTAGATCATCTCCAAACAAAGCTACAGAATTATTGGCTACTGGTT